GTGTGGAGCGTTAATGCGCCCACTGCCTTGTCAAGGTGTAACGCAACGGGAAAGCGGAACTTTTTTGTTCCCTTCTCGTATATTAATTTATTAAATGCGTTACATTATGACAAAGAAAAATTCAATTACCTTGCAGCCCGAGGTGGCTACAAGCGTAAAGGTATCCAATCCTTTCACATGGACAACCGTCCAAAAGTTCTACAACCTCTTACCTCTTGGTATCGCCTCCTGCAAATCCATTTACGAGGCTAAAATGTACACGGTAGCTTTATTGGTTATGCTGTCTCCAGTGTTCTTTCCACTGGTCATCGTAGCTTGGTTCGTTTATAACTCAGCGAAGAAAGGAGGCCAAAATGATTAGACTGGAAGATATATGTATATCAAACCTGATGCTGGATGCGATCAGATATTGGCAGGAAAATGATAAAGGTGGGTTAGAAGAAGATGTTAAGGCCATTGACAGCGCTATCACTTTCATTGCATGCGAGCATGATGCCCCGGGTGTACTTTCTGAAAAAGAATCATTGTCGCTTATCGCGGCTCTAAGCTTTCTGAAAAAAAGATTATGTTTGTTTGAAGGAAAGGAGGAACCGAAATGAAACTCCAAGAAGCCCTGCGCCTACTCGACATCGTAACCGATGTAAACGGACAATATAGTAAAGAAGAACGAATGCGTGCCGCCATGAGATTGGAAGAGCTGTTACGTTTGTTACTCCCAGAGGAATGATTATATTTGCGATATGTTGACGTTCGTTATCATATTAGGTTTTGTCATGCTGATCGGGGCCTCGATTAATGAGGCTAAACGCAGTGGAAATACAACGGCAAAGGTTATAGCTACTGTACTGATCTTCTTTTTCCTTTTCTTTTTACTATCCTTAGTTTAAAGATATGTCCTTTAAAAGCTCCCTTCGGGGGGCTTTTTTTGTGTCTATAAATTGGATGTTATGGACATATACAATCACTTTGAGTATTCGGAATGGATCGCTAGGCATCTAGCCGCTATCGGTCATACGGACGGGGAATGTCATTTCCTCCGTAGTGACGAGGTAGAGGAAATCTCCGATCTGGAAGAACGTATCTCCTCTATCCGGGATCATGTATTAGTCGCCATCGATGGGCTTAACTCGGATTTTTCTTGGCTTAACAATGATAATCTCGTAAATGTCCCACAATATTTTATCGCCCTATTAAAGCAATGCGAGGCCGGGGACATCGACGGGATTCACTTTGCGAAAGCGGAATGCAAGGACCTTCTCATGCAGATCGTCTGCCGGATGATGCTCGACTGGAACGAGGAACGTAACGGGCTTCAGTTCCTAGAGCTAAACAGCATGACCTTTCGGGGCATAGGTCCCATGGGAGATAATTTCTATGGGGTGATGTTAGGCTTCAACCTAAGAAAGCCTATCCCCTTCTCTATCGACAAATCAATGTGGGTATGATATGGGAGTCATGAAAAGATTGAGCGAGCAGATGCGCACACCTAAACGCAGGAACTCCCTAATCGGAGCGAGGGAAGGATTACCCTTCGATATCTCGCTAGAGTCAACCAGCCGGATCGCCCGGTATGAACGTAGGCAGGATAAGGAGAAATTGAGACAATTCAATTCTGAGGTAAAGGAATGGATGGGTTACGTGATCCAAGACTTAAAAGGGAATATCGCCTTGCTTGTCCAGAAAGATGAGTTCCTATCGGACTCCCTAGAACCCAGAATTTACAAAAGTAAAGGAGAGACCGAACGAGTGGGATTCAGTTTCGCCCGTGAAGGTATCTATATCCATAAGGGAGCCGGACGGGGCCAAGGTGGTTTCCGGGGCGGCTCTAAATGGACGGACAAATACGGGAAGCTGAAAAAGACCAACCCGGATTCTTTCTACCTGATGGGAACCGGCAACCGCCACCCGATCCGTTGGTTCGATCCCATCATCGAAAAGAATCTTCCCAAACTGGCAGACATCGTAGCGGACTACGCCGCCGATATGCAAATCGACGCATCACGAATTTTCATAGATAAAGATTAGGATATGGCAGGAGATTTAAACAGGAGCATCAAGATATACTTGGATAACTCCGACGCAATGACTAGCGCATCGGAGTTAGAGACGAAAATCGGGGAACTGGAGAAAAAGCTACTCGATCTCCGAGCAGCGGGAGAAGGCAATAGTAAGGCGGCTAAGAAAATAGAACGTGAGTTGACTGCCCAAACCCAGAAGATGCAAAAGTATAAGCAAGAGGTCGCTGATACGGAAAGAGTATTGAAGAACCTAAGTGGAGCTACTTATAATGACTTAATAAAGACAAAGAATAAAATTTCAACGGAGCTGAAAAAAGTAACTCGTGGTACCGCTGAATATAACACTAAGCTAGAAATGCTGAAACGCATCTCCAAAGAAACCGCACTAGCCCAACAAGAGATGCGTGTAGAGATCGGTTGCCAAGCCTCGGTCTGGGGACGTGCCACAGATTTCGTAAATAAATATATGGGAATCATTGGTACCGCAGTGGCAGCCATTACGGGTATTACTCTTACTTTCAATAAATTCCGTGAAGCCCGCAATAAACTGGAAGAAAGCAAGGCCGATGTAAAAGCTCTTACAGGCCTAGATGATGAAAGTATAGAGTGGCTTACAGATCAAGCAAAACGTCTTTCCACTACAGTTACCGAAGAAGGTATCCGCATACGCCAATCCGCTGATGAGATACTGGAAGCTTATAAATTAGTAGGTTCCGCTAAACCCGAATTGCTAGCAAATAAAGAGGCTTTAGCAGAAGTGACGGAGCAAACGCTCATCCTCGCCTCTGCCAGTGGCATGAAACTTACGGATGCGGTAGATGCCGTCACCTTGGCATTAAACCAGTATGGGGATGGAGCTGATCAAGCCGCTCGATATGTAAATGTACTTGCCGCCGGAAGTAAATTCGGTGCGGCAGCCGTAGAGAGCCAAACCAAGGCTATAAAGACAAGTGGTGTCGCAGCCGCTTCCGCAAAGATCCCGATCGAACAACTGGTTGGAACCATAGAGACTCTGGGAGAGAAAGGTATCAAGGACGAGATCGCCGGTACCGGACTCAAAAAGTTTTTCCTTACCCTGCAAACAGGAGCTGACAAGACTAACCCCAAAATAGTCGGGCTAAGTACGGCTCTGGAAAATCTCCGCAAAAAACAAATGGACGCTACCGCTATCAAAAAAATGTTCGGGGAAGAAGGTTACAATGTTGCCTCTGTCCTTATCAATGAAGCGGATAAGGTAGAATATTATACGAAAGCCGTAACCGGCACATCCGTCGCTTTAGAGCAGGCCACGATAAAAAGCCAATCCGCCACGGCTAAAATGCAACAAGCAAAAAACAAACTTAACGATCTTGGCATTGAGTTAATGGAGAAGATCAATCCATCCATTATCAGCGTAATGAATCAAACCGTGAACTGGACTAAAAAACTAGTTCTGATGGCTGATTGGATCAGTAAAAATACAGGGCTGGTTATTACCTTAATATCGACATTAACTTTGTATACAGCCGCTATCAAGCTAAACACTTACTGGAAGATTGCGTCAAATGGAACTACTCTAAAAGCTACAATTATAGAAAAAGCTCATTTAGTTGCGACCCGTTCTTCCATAGCCGCAGAATATGCATTAGCGACAGCATCAGCTCTCAAGGCTAGAAATATCAAAGCTGCGACCATGGCTATGCGCAGTTTCTTAGTGACTCTGGGTCTCAATCCCATTATTGCGGCAGGTGTGGCAATTACGGCTTTAGCTGTAGGCATTTACAAAATATGGGATAATTCAACAAAAAGTGCCCGGGCTTTAAAAGAGATGAACAAGGAAATCTCCACAGAACGGGCAGAAGCTTATACCCTATTTGACGCTCTCCAACGAAGCAACGCCGGAACAAAGCAACGAAAAGAATTAATCGATGAGATCAATTCTCGATATGGAAAATATCTTGAAAACCAACTAACAGAACAAAGTACAACCGAGGATATCGCAAAAGCTTTAGAAATAGTTAATGAAAAGTTGCATGAAAACATAGTTTTAAAAACCATGCAGAAAGAGAAGGAGGATATAACGACCACCGCCTTAAATAAACAAATTGATTTGATGGATCAAATGAGGGAAAAATCAAATCTGGGACAATTCGTTACCGACGCTATGCTTCGAGACGTAAAACGTATAACAGATGAAGGGATAAAGAACGGACGCTCATGGACAAAAACATATGATGATGTCATCTCTTACATTGACTACTACTATGGGGCCAGAGGTAAAGTCGATAAGGATTTCTGGGGAAGTTTACAGAGCTATATGACACAAACTTACCAATTAGCATCCAACCTCGATAAGATATCTCAGAAATACTCTCCTCTTCTGCCTAAAAAAACTGCAAACGAGTTGCCAGAAGTAGAAGTTATTGCCCCTAAAATAAAAAAAACGGATATAACCCCGGGACTGTCAGCGGAGCAAGAGAAAAAAATCACAGACGCAAAGCTGAAAGAGGTTGATCGTTATATCGCAACCAAGAAACTAAAATTGACACAAGATTATACCGAGGGCTTAAGATTATATGATGATTATCAAACAAAACTTCAAGCTTTAGAACTCGAAAAATTAAATAAACAATTAGCTATCTATAAAATAGGCAGTGACGAAAGAAAGAAAATAGAGCAATTAATACTAGATTATAAGATCAAATTATTAGACAAAGGGTATCAAGCCTATCTGGAAAATCTCCAAAAAGAAAAAGACATCAACAAAAAGAAGGAAAAACAGACAAAAGAACACTATGACAAATTGAATGAGTTGTTACAAGGATTCGTTAAAAAGGAAATGGACGAAAAAGAGAAGGCTAGAGAAGAAGAGGAAGAAAAGAAAAAAAAGCAATTCAACATAATGAAAGATTTTGGTAGTGAAGCAGGAATGATATTAGGTCAAGCTTTAACAGATACCGAAACGACATTTGCTGATGCTATGCATAATATTCTTCTTCTTACCTTAGATACATTAAGACAGATTGCAGTAATGGCTATCGCTGAAAGAACCATTAAAGATATAGGTAGCTTAGGTTTTCTAGGATTGGCAAAAGCAGCAGGTGAAATCGCACTTATTAACGTCGCTTTCGGTGCCTTGAAAGGTCTTATCAAGAAACCTAGTACATCTACCGCAAATGCAGGTCTTAATGACAGCACTACGCCGCAAACCGGACAACGGGTTGTATCAGACTCCACCGGTTGGTACAACGGAGGATTCACCGGCAACGGTGGTATACTTGAAGTGGCTGGTTCCGTACATCGAGAAGAATACGTTACACCGGCATGGCAATTACAAGATCCGATTTCCATGAACCATATCCTAGCCTTGGATGCCATCCGAAGACAAAGAACAAGCACAAATCCTCTTCCCGTCAACGGATTCGCCAACGGTGGATACAATGGACGCTCGGATGAAGAAAATGTAATGGTTTCAAGTAATAATCCGGAATTACTCAAAGTACTCACACAGCTACTTATGCTATTTTCCGAACTAAGAGCAAAAGGCATGAGGGCCTATATCGTTTATAGCGATATCGAGGCCGCCCAGAAGACATTGGACAAATCCAAAAAGATAGGAGGTAAATAAAATGGACATCATTCACGAATCCGGCAAGGCTTACGACCTAGGAGACATCCAATTGACCTTATCCCGGATGAACCCGTTCTTTAACGATTACGGAGAGCAGAGCTTACCGGTAACACTCCCTCCCACGGACAGGAATAGGGAACTACTCATCTATCCGGATAACATGGCCGGGATCAGCAAGGCCTCGCAGCGGATCAACGCCATGATCCAGCACGGGGTATTCTCCATCCCCTGCCGTCAAGCCATCCTGTCGGCGAACCGGAAGAGCGGGATCGAGACCAGTTTTTACTTAAATACCGGAGCGTTCTACGAGAAGATCAAGGATGTACCGTTATCCACGGTCTTTGAGGACAAGGTTATCAAGTTCGCGTCTGTCAGCGAGGCGATATCCTTCTGCCGGAACCTGTTCATTACACATGACGACCGATTCGCCTTGTTCCCGGCCATCCTAGAGTCCGGTTCTTTAAACGCCACCGGTGATCCGGGACCGGACGGATATCCCCGTCTTTACAACGACGTGGAGCGGACGGAGGTAGTCGATGAGAAAACGATCCGGTTGGCTCCGGGATTCTACATATCCCCCTTCATCCGTGGATTGCATCTATTGGAGGAGATATTCGCCTATCTCGGCTACACCTTGGAGGACTCCTTCTTTTCCCGCACCACCCCATTCAAGGACATGGTCTTTCTGAACAACACGATCGATACGATCGTAAGGGGTGAGATCCGATACTCCCAGATCGTCCCGGACTGCATGATCAAGACGATACTGGACGTATACCGATATAAATTCTGCTGCGAGTTCATCCCGGACGAGACCCGCAAGACCATCCGTATCGTGCTATTCGATGAGAACCTTAACGAGACACCCTCCTGCGACCTCACGGATTGCGTAGCCGGTAAATACACAGTCAACCATCCCTCGAGCTTCAAGCAGTTAAAGCTTACCTGTGACCGGCTCACTCCACCGGAAGAGAAACAGGAGAGCGAGCGCCCGATGCCAACGACGGGAAGAGCCACGGGAAACGAGAACGAGGAGTTCAGTACCTTGGTAGACCTATTAAAGAAATACCCGGACGTGGAGTATAACCAGATATCGGGTGAGTTTGTCCGGAGAGGTTACAAGGGGATCACGCCGGTCACGCAACGGATCGGTCTGGTCACGATGGATTATTACGCCGGCGGGACACTGGAGACGGAGAGCAAGGAATCCCCGGACGTGCTACCGGCGATGGTCTATACACCTGCTTTTGGCAGCGGAGGAGCCGGGGCCATCCCGCATCTCGGGATTTATATAGGGACCGGAAGATCGTTGAACTCCTCCATCATCATGGATTCCGTGAATGACTCCACGTCTGAGGTGGTAGGCGAGGTGGAAGATAACGAGGAGTTGAAACCCATGCCGGCGTTCGTATTCCATGCCGGGAAACTGGACTACGGGACGATCCTCAATCATGACGCCGAGGGAAACAAGCTCTGGAACTATACGCTCGCCGACCACGGCCCGGACGGGCTTTTCGAACGGTTCTGGCGAAATTACGATTCCCTGCTCCGGAACTCTCTGCTCGAGATAAAAGCGAGCATGCTTCTCAGTGACATCCAAAAGGTATCGCTCTCCGAGTACAGGAAGGTGACGATCGAGGGACAGGAGTTGCTTCCCTCCGCCATACAATATAGCCCGGGTTCCCGGGAACCCTTGGAATCCACGTTCCTTACCACGAGGCTTTACGAGCCGGTATCCACGGCCA